AATGCAAGCGGTGAGAAGGAAGAACGTGCCTTTACTTCTATGTCGAACGGGACATTCAGCACGTCCTTCCCTGCACCACGACCAACGACTGCGCTTCCCCACCATTGCGAGAGATAGGCTGCTACCACTCGTTCAGTTCTCAGTCCTCGGTCTTTGCGTGAACGCGTCATGCACGTCCAGCAGAGTTAATTGTGCTACATTTTTCGCAAGTCCAGGTCTCCCGTAGATAGCGATCTCTTATCTGTTGCCTATTAGGAAACTGATTACACAACTGACATATCAGTCTGTAACCTAAGTCCTCTATCAGCTCTGCATTAGCCCTAAAATTGGCTTCTTGTTCTGCGTTAGGAAATGTCTCCCATTCACCATCTTGATTTAAAAACTGTAGGTGTCCCACTAGCGTTTCACCTGTGGCTTCCATTGTCCGGTCTCTTTGTCAATCTCGTACCAGATAGGTTCGCAACGTTCTGCATCACCCATTATTTGTGCTACACATTTCCAATGACCCCAAGGCTTTCCGACCTTGCTAGTACCAGTTTTCCAAACTCTTGCCCCATGAATACAGCTCTCGTCCGGCGTTGTGCCACCAAGTGAGGATTTCACCATCTCGACTGCACTCTCTAAAGTCTGTGCTTGCTGTGCTGTTGTTGTAGTCCATGGATCATGTGCCTTTTCTACTGGTATGTACTCTGTAGATGTCTGTGCCATCTTAGCCTTTACCTTATCTAGTTCAGCCTTTACTTTAGACTGTTCTTGAACTTTCGCCATTTCTTCTCGACTTGCTCGCTTTGATGGGTCTCCTTTAGGGCTGTAACCCGCGTTTGCAAGGCTACGCGCCAAAGCCGAAGTTTCCGCGTTCTCAAGAGCAGAAGTAGCATTGACTCCACGACCGGAAACCGTTTCTTCTGCGAGCCCAGAAGCCCAAGGGTGTTGATCAGCTTCAGTTCTATAAATAAAAGCCTGAACGATAAAGCGAGTAGGACTCGCCTCAATAAGTTTTGTGTCAATTCTTCCATCTGGATGTTCCTTCCAAAAGAGTTCTAGTCTTTCTGCACATGTCTGATATTCGGCTAAATTAAACATAGAGTTCATTCTCCTCTGTGTGCAGCTGTGCCGCTATTGCGACGTACGCTGTAAGATCGACGTAAGTGTCTGTCTTTGCAGTTTCCATGCTTCTTGCGACTTTGACCAATGCCATACACATTGCCACCTGATAGTCCGTAACTGGCATTTCGAGGTATGAACTCCAGAGTGCGGCTGTTCGCTGCATATTGTCTTGAGGGTGACCGTAATCAAGTCCTCTGTCCTGGATAGTAGCTCGCGCTTCGTTGAGGTAGTCACGGGCGTTCATCGATTAACCTTGTGCTGTTCCATCTGACGTGTCAGGCGGCGATAGGACTGGCGCGCTTGCTTTAGCCCGTTCTCATGCCCCTTCATGTAGCCAAACAGGAAACCAGGCAAAGCGCCTACTAGCATCGAGAATATAACTATGTGATCGTGATTCATTGTTAGCCCTTTTTACATTCTTCACACCATTGGAGCGGATGTGATTTCGCTATGAGCAAAGCAGAGATGCTTGAGAACTCGCTACTAATAAACTCGTGATCTATGCAGCGTAGAGCCATGCCCTGACGTTGTATGTCTGTTCCTGATTCGCGGTTCTTGCTCATAACCAGAACTTTACAGCTGATGGATTAAACAGCCCCCAGATTTAGATAACGAAACGATAACAATGTTATCCACAACCTCGTCACCGAAGTCTGGTCTAGCGAACCCTTCCATAGACCTTGCCCTGGACTATGAAAGTCCCGTTCTTCTCGATATTGATAATGTCCACCTGAACGCTTGACCCATGCACATACATGATGGCAAAGGCTTGCTGCCAATTAGCCGTTCCCTTGGTGTATCTAGCCTGTTTGAAGTCCATGAGATTACCTACCTCAACTCCGTGTAGAACACGCCCTAAACGCCCACCAGAGGCTTCTGTGAAGGCGCTACGCCCTGCCCTATGGGTATGACCAGAGATGACGTTCTTGCCATGCCTACGGGCTGCCTCAAGGGCTGACAGACCGCCTAGCTGCTTGATAGGTGTGTGGTCTCCATGTACCGCAATCCAACCTGGAGCAATCGGCATCGGGTTCTTGTGAAAGGTTATGCCTAGCTCATCAAACTTCATGAACTTCTCAAACCGCAGCTCTGGCAATGATAGGAATGAGGGAATCTTACGCATGATGACGTTGTAAAGCCGGTCTGTGTGATTAGATCGTATGCAGTCTGTGACGCCTAATTCCCATAGCAGCTCGACACATCGGTCTCGGTCATCGCCAAGGCTCTGTGAGTACTCCTCGGGTGTGCCTTGTGACCACTTGCTTATGGTCTGGAAGTCAATCTCGTCACCTATCGTGACTGTTTGGTCTGGCTTAAAAGTGCCGAGGAACTTGGCAATGTTCCGGACTACATGCACGTCCTCAAAAGGCACTTGCAAGTCCGAGAGTATTACAATCTTCTTAATCGTCATCCTCGTCATCGTAGGGAATGTTATCTATGCGATTGGGAAGTTCTGGCAATGCCCAATCTGGATAAGCGTCTCTATCGGTAATAATCGCTAAGCATAAATCAACTGCAAAACCAGCCCTGCGTAGTGCCTTGTAGAACTCATTCATCGAAATGGCATAAGCGTCTAAGGCGCTATAGGTGTCTAGGTCTATGACCTTTTTCTTAGCCATAGGATAAGTGTTACTTACCTAACAGCTCGATGATTGTATCGACACGCGCTTCTAATCGATTAACCTGATCCTTGATAGATGAGCCGCCGTTAGGTCGTAACTCTGACAAGTAATGCTTAATCATGAACTGAACATAAGCTGCAACGCCGCCAAGGATTGAGAGAATAGCGACTGATAATGCCGCGTAGTCCTGCGCGGTCATCGTTTAGGTGATGCGTACCCAAATACGCCAGCGACAACTGCGCCCAAGATTGCACGATAGTCAAGTGAGAAGTTAGAGGTAGTTCCCCATACTGCTAGGAACGCTCCTACTGAAAGGATTGCTGGGTGCTTCATGTTCATGCTGTGCCGCCTAACATTGGGATATTAAAGAACGAGCCATCTGCATCGCCTTTTTTTGTAAAGCTAAAATGAGCGTGGTGGCGGTGCTGATTGCTCCCCACATATTTACGCCAAACCCAAGACTTCTTCGGCGAGGCAATAAAGCCGTCAAATATGATGTAGGACAATCTTCCACCATCTTTTTTAGACTTGGCAAGTATTCGTAATTGATCGACAACGTAAGGCATTTCGTCCGGCTTTGATACTCCATGTAAATCCCGGTCGCAGTCAAATGCTCTAACAATCCCAGCCGGGTCAGCACAATGGTCTGATTTACCACCTGCGAGATGACGCGCATCGGCAATCCATCCATCGGAACGTCTGTCTCTTTCAGGGAAACAATCATCAAACTGCTCTCTAAGCTGTTGTCCAGCTTTGCACAAAACTGGCTTCACAGTCAGCACACTCCCATCGCTTTAATTGGTTGAGCATAAGAGTGTCATGACCACATTCAGGCATAGGTGCTATAAAAGCATCATCAATCGGATCATAAGTAAAGCCAATGCCAGCATAGTTATACCTAATCCGATTGTTGTAACTGGTACGCACACACTTTTGTCCTCGGTAGTTTGCATACCATTCTTCTGGAGTCAGACCATCAATTACTTCAGTTTCATCTTTGCCTACAATGACTTCCGTAACAATATTGTTTTCATCAAGGAACGCATAATGAGCCATTAGACTGTTACCGTTCCTGTTCCTGCTGTGAATGTATAAACTTTGTAACCGGTTGGTGTTGTTTTTGCGTAAGTTAATCCGCCACCGATTGAAGTCAAATCTGCATAAGTATCAGGGTAGCGAAGAATTACAATGCCTGAACCACCAGCGCCAGCAGAACTTGTCCCTTGTTTTGCTCCACCACCGCCACCGCCTGTATTAGCAGTTCCGGCTTGTGCATCTCCAGCACTTCCATATCCTCGTCCACCGCCGCCTGAACCGCCAGTACCACCTGGATTGACGTTAGAAAATACGGAACCGCCACCGCCACCTGCATAAGTTACTGATGATCCGCTAATTGAGGAAGATGACCCATCGCCGCCGTTGCCGCCGTTATTGGCAGTATTTGCGCCACCAGCAGCACCAGCACCACCGCCGCCTGCTCCAACTCCTGCGCTAAGCGCGTTACCTGCGCCATTGTTTCCTTGTCCTGAAGTTGCTGTTCCGCCTGTGCCACCGCTGAAAGCGCCACCGCCACCAGAACCACCATTTTGTCCGTTAATTGAACCCTGTTTTCCACCTCGCCCACCACCATCGGACGTAATTGTAGAAAATACGCTATTAGAACCATTAGTGCTATTTGCAGAACCACCAGCACCAATAGTTACTGTGTAAGAACTACCGCCGCTAACAGAAAAACCTGTAGCAGTTCTATAGCCACCAGCACCAGCACCACCACCACCAAGAGTATCAAAATCTTGACCGCCAACTCCACCGCCACCGCCGCCAGCAACGACTAAATAATCTACAGCAGAAGTTTTTGCTAAAGTAAATGTACTAAATAATCCTGATGTTATGCAACCAATCATTATCCAACAGCCCCTACAACGTACCAGGTATCGGTTGCGGTTTTAATGCAAACTGCTGTCTTGTATTGAGCCAAAGTAGGAGAAGCTGCTACTGCACCAGCTGAAAGAACAGTAGTTGTGCCAGAGGTGACTGCGCTGATTGTTACTGCTCCAGCGCCCTTGTTAAGAACTGTGATTGCTGTGCCTACTGGAAAGGCTACAGAGGCATTAGTAGGAATCTTAAAGGCTACTGCTGTCGCCTTGTTCATAGGCACTAGGGTCTGGTAGGCGTCATCAAGGACTGCTGTGTAGTCTGCTGTTGCGTCAGCATCGACTGTAAAGGTCACTAGACCATTGAACATTGCCGCTGTGAGGATATCTCCCGTTGTGCTTGGAAAGCCTGTTGCCATTTATATCTCCTAGTAAGTCATTGCAGACGCGCCAATTATACCGCGTTCTGCGCTGCCAATGATGAATCCATCGACGATGGGCTCAAGTGTTGTAACTGTTACTTGCATTGCATTTGGGCTGATTTCCCATTTAAGCCCCTGCACCTGCAAGGTCTTGACAATGGTTGAATTGTCTGGTTGGACGTTTGAGATTCTGACGTTGGTGAAGTACTCCAAGCCAATCATTGTGTCTGTCGGGACTGCTGTGTCTAATAGATCAACAGTCATGGCATCTATGCGGATTACTGTCTCTGCTCTGGTAGCCACATAAGTTGCAGCAATGTTGAGGGCGTTTTCGTCTGTGTCAATGACAAGTTTTTGGGCTGAATATTGATGAGGAAAGTACCTGGTCACGCTAGCGGCGTTCTGATAAGTCTGGGCTGTACCGCCTATGCGCTGAATACTGGCTGTGTTAATGATGAGCTTGTCATCAAAGGCAAAGACTAGGTTGCGATAAGGAATACCGCCTGTTTGATTAAACTCAATAGGAGTACCAGAGATAGATGAGGCTACTTGATTGCGGCTCTTAAATATGGCTGTGCCTGACCCATCGATGTAGAAAGCGCCCTGCTCGGAAAATTCGGCATTTTTAAGAGCTTCCAAGGATAGACGAAGCGTTCCTGGGTCAGCCTGGCAAAGTGAATTGCCGGTGCTAACAGTTCTCATGCTGCTCGGAAATTGAATCTGGTCAAGAATCTTGCCTATGCGTGTGCCTGTGGCTTGTCCTGCACCCGAATCTGCAACAGTCGTCAGTTGAGCAAGGTTAAACAAGCGGAAGGCGTCAGCTGCGTAGATATCCACATAGCCCATGTTTTCTGCCTGGTCATAGGTATATCGATATTCTGTTGTGTAGCCAGAGAATAAAAACTTTGAGGTTGTTGATGTAGTGGCTGATACGCGAATCTTGCGAAGTGGGACTAGGTAGCCGTAGTAAGGCGATGCTGTGTTCTGTGGATTGAAGTAAGAATTAGGGTCAAGCACTCTGATGACTGCTGTGCCTGACACATAAGTATCGGACTGGATATTGCGTCCACGATCTATTGTAATGGTGCGAACGTTAGGAGTTAAATCAACTATCGGGTCTGGGACTGTAGAACTTCCTAGAGTGCCAGTACCTAGAATTCCATACTTAGAATCGCCAATGGTAAAGGGATAACCAAAGGTAGCGCCAGATGAAAAGTCAAAGGATACCGAGATAGTTGCTGGTAGCGCCATTTATCTCTCGCTTGTAATTCGATTAACTGTTGATCCGATTCCCGAAAGAGATGAGTCCTGCAATGCAGAGGCTACTGCCTTGCCATCAATCTGAACGATGACTGGCGCTCCGCCGCCGCCATAAATTCCTGCGCCGCCTAGTCCACCATAATTATTTGAGCCAAGATTAGGAGTTACTTTTGGCAATACTGCCACGTTTGTAACTGGCATACCGCCGCCACCTGCTTGTCCTGCCCCTGCAAGACCGCCATAGTTGCCTGTGCCTGTGTTGATGCCACCACCACCACCGCCAGAAATAACTACCGCGCTTCCTACGTTTGCAACCTGTCTAGCCTTGGTCATAAGTTCATCTAGGTAAGCAGACCATGAAGCAAAGGGATTTGCAGCTTGTGGAAGGCTTGCAAGGTCTTTCGCAATCTGCTCGCTTAGACCTTGAGCCCTGGCTATTTCATAAGTAAGCAACTGGGCTTCCTTGGTATTACCTGTAAGCAAAGCAAACTGAAGTTCTACGCGTTTACGATCTTCGTCAGATAACTGACCCTTAAGGGCAGCAATAAGTTGAATTTGCTCAAGGTCAAAGATTGAGCCAGCCTTCTTAAGCAGGGCTTGCTTCTTCTGCTCTGCTGTAAGCGCTTTTTGACCGGCAACTTGTTTCTTGGTAAGTGCTTCTAATTCTTTGGCTCGCTTGGCTGCTGCGGCTTCTGCTTGGCGTTGCTGTGCAGTTCTAGCGGCTGTACCTGCTGGAGATTTAGATCGATTAGTCGAAGGTTTAGAACCAGCCATAAGTTCATTAACGTCACCGCCAGCAAGAAGGTTTGTATAACCTTTACGAAATTTCTCTACCAAACCAATGGCTGTTCCAAGAACTAAAGTTATGTTATTAACACCTTTTGCAAGGCTATCAATAGCCCTAGCAGCATCAGTTGCTTCTGTGCCGCCGCCTATGCGAGCTAGGGCATCAACTAAGCCCATGCCGATTGTTTCCTTAGCATTGTTTGTGGCTACTGTAAGAACGTCCATCTTGTAAGAAGTAGTGGTTAAGTAGTCCTGGGCTGCTCCAGCAGAGCGAGCCAGCATGACTCCAAGAATTTCATTAAATGATTTTGACTTAAGTTCTGCCTGGGTAAGTCCTGTGTTGTACTTTTTAAGTCCTCGAGTAACGCCTACAAAACCCTTGGCTAAATCCTCTGAAACTGTGGCTAAATCAATGCCGCTTGCCCTTGATATCTGTATCGCATTGCTAAGCAATTCTTGGGACTTGGTAAGTGATCCGGTGGTTGTCAGCAAAGCCTGTAGCGCCGGACGAAGAATATCATCGGCAATTGCAGAAGAGGTCTCTAATTCCTTGACAAAAGTAGTAACTCTGCTTTGTGAGAAAGAAAGTCCAAGGTTATCTACTGCGGTTGCTAAACGTCGAGCCGCTGCCTCATCAGCTGCAAATGCTTTAACTGCTGCTTTGCCAAATGCTGATATTGCTGTGAGTCCAAGTCCTACGCCTAAACCAGAAGCAAGTTTTCTAACACTTCGCTCAAGAGTTTTGACTGATTTATCAGCCTTTGTAAACGCTCCTTTTCCGGTAAATTCTGCGGCAATATTAATGGCTACATTGCTCATGCGGCTCTCCTTAAATCAACCAACTGGCTGCGCTCGTTAAACTTCCTAGTTGTGTTCTCAATAGACTTAAACACAGCGGCATTGGCTTTACCTTGAGTCTTAGCCCAAGCGCGGAAGATAAGGCGTCCCATCATGCGATGGTCTGAACCTTTTTTTGATCCATACAGGTTTCCAAGGTTGGATATAAACTGGTTGCCAGCATAGGGATTGTTTGACCTTGAGACTCCCTTAGAGGCTCCACCAGCTTTTGGACCAACCCAGTCCTGTCCCTGTCCATTCTTGCGCCCGGCAGTTTCATAAATTGCACCAGCTGTGGATTTATTCTGGATGCGGATTGCGTTTTGAAACCCTGCCCGGTTTGGCTTGCTAGGTGTAGTTTTAAATGTAATACCAGACTTAATAATGGAAGCATTATATGTAGGAAATCTTGCTTCTGAAAAGGCTCGCGGAGCCCATCCTGACATTGGAGATTCAACAGGTACAAACCCTCTTGCATCTTGAACGATTGGTCTAAGAGTTGTATTAAGTTCTTTAGTTAGTTCTTTGGCTAAATCAGGAGCATATTGGTTTAAGGCTTTGCGAAGACTAATTGCGCCTACGACTTCTGTTGCCATCGCTACGCTCCTTCGCTAAGTCCTTAAGGACTTCTATATGTGCCTTAAATGCCGCTGCCGGAAGTTCGACAATGGTTTGGAAGGGAACTCCATACTCGTAACTCAAGCGAGCTGCGAGATAGGTGAGGGAGTTCCGATCTACCCTAAAGGGTCAGACTCTAAGACCTCGACTGACTTGAGTGTCTCAAGGAATGATTCCCCAAAAGGTTTGACTGTTTCACCCGAACGTCTAATTGCTTCCCAGCACAGCCAGTACACGTCTGACTGCTTCTGGTCTTCGATAAGAGCCTTATGAAAGCCCTTCTTGGCGTATTGTTCAAAGCTATATTCAAGCACAGGAGTTATTTCAAAATCCTGAACCTGTCCATCAGCCCTTGTTACTTTGAGTTTTGCCATTGTTAGCCCCTTAGTTAGTTTTTAGAATGAACCGCTTGTAGCAACTGCGATAGTACCAGAGACGTTGAAAGTGATGCTCTGTGTTGAAATGTCTCCAACTGCGCCGTTGATATCTGTTGTGTTGTTGATAAGGCATGTAGCTGTATATAGCGGGTTAGTCGCTGATACTGCTGTTCCCTTTGTCTGTAGAAGCACGATTGGAACGTTAGTTCCCCATGCTGCCTGTAGTGTTGCAAGAACGTTTGCTGATGCTGTGTCGTTCAAGAAATCAAGTGTAATAGATGATGCTTCAAGACCCTTGACGTACTTGTGGCCTGAGTCACCCATTGCTGTTACTTCGAGTTCATCGAAGCTGCGGTTGATTGTTACTGAAGTAACGTGGTCGCTAAGATCAACAGAGTTCACCTTCACGCCTACGTTGTTGCTCATGAATACTGCCATTTAGGTTATTCCTCGTCTTTCTTAGTAGTTGGTCGTGCTTCTGCTTTTGGAGCGACCTGACCGATTTTAATCAGGAACGCTTCGTTCTCTTTTTCCCACTGTGCTAAATCGGTCATGATTTAACTCCATTCCGTTAAGGTACTGATTGCAATGTCGCAAGTCAGCAAATCACCAGAAGCGATTGACAGGACGCTAGGCGCGCTGACGCTTCCTACGTTAAATACAATGCTGGATGCTTCAAGGAGCGCGAACACCCGAATTATATCGGCTTCGATGCCAGCAAGGTTGCCCTCATTGTCAAGCAATGGGACAAGGATAGAAATCTTAAAGTTTGCCATTGGAGCGATTGCTGTGTAGTCATTATTCGTTGGGACGATATAAGGATCAGCAGGAGTCACAATGACGCTGTTAGCAATAGGTGTAGCAGGTGGAAAAGAAAACACGCTGTACTTTGTGTTATCGGCTAGAGCCGTCGCAATCGAGCTGCGAAGTGTGGTTATCGCTGGCATTAGCCCACCATGGAGTTTGGTGCTAGGTAAGGAGCAATAAGTCCTCGAACACGAGCCATAAGAGTATTGCCCATGCGATAAGGGCTTGGAGTGTAACCATCGATTGAGACTCCACCGGATGAAGGCGCTTGACGGCTTTGCCAAATGTCGATTGAAATCATAAGGCTTGCTTCTTGAATGGCTGGGATTGTTGTGTAATCAACTGTCGCCGCTACTGATACTTGTCCAAAAGGCGCAACTGTATGTCGAGGTTGTTCTGCTGGAGTACCTGTAACCGCATAAGTAATAGATTTGTCACTCATGCCAGTAATTGCTTTAGACCCATTATGAGGTGCGCCATTACCGCTAATTGTTACGGTTTGACCGACATAAAAAACATCTTTAATTGATTGCTCAAAATACAATGTACCTTCTGTAGTCGTATTACTATGTCCAATATTGAAAGTGTAGTTATTCCATAGAAAAGGCAACAATACATTGTCAGCAGCATCGCAAACTTCCTGCAATACGGCATCAGCATAGAGACTACCTACGCCAAGAGCTGTGCGGAGTTCTGCAATTGTTGTCAATGACATTGTTATCCTTTCTAAAAACTTGAGGGGACTACAAGGGCTCTGGTAGCCCCCTCAAGCGACTTAGTGTGGCTTACGCCTTGTTGTTCTTGAAGCAGCCAGCGCCGACCTTAGTAGCGATAGCACCAAAGCCGTAGTAGCCGATTGTTACGGATCCCGCGGCTGTTGACTCGGCTCTCAAGCGATACGTTGGGGACTCGTACCATGTGTATGCGTCTGGGTTGACGATAAGGATTGAGCCGTCCTTGTCTGTGTTGTTTGCAGTTGCAACGTTTGCAGTTACATAAAGATCGAGTCCTGCAATGCGACCGCGAAGAGCTGTTGGAACAGCTGAGCCTGGTTGATTCATTGGGCTTGTTACTTCGTTGTAAAGAGGACGACCATTGTCGTTAAGTGACATAGCGTTTGACCACTGTGATGTGTTCAAAATGATGTTACGAGCAAATGGGTTTGGAAGTCCTGCTGTTGCATCGTAAACAGAAGCAGCACCGCGAGCGATGATTCCAAGAAGTTCTGCACCTGTTGGATATGTTGTTGTTGTTGTTCCATCAAGTGTTGCACCAGCCACTAGAGCTGCGTGAACTGCTGTGTCAGTTGCTTTGGCATAAGCAGCCGCCATGTTGCGTACAAGTTCATCGAAGAACGCTGGTGATGTGCGATCTAGCAATTCAACAGAGAATGTCTGCTGTCCTGCGTACTTCTTCACATCTACTGATAGGAATGATGAGTTCTGATCTGTATCAGAAAATGCTGCGTTCTCAGCTGCAACTGCAACTGTTGGCATTGCTGTGATCTTAGGGATTTCGAAAGTCATACCTGCATCTGGAAGAACTCCGCGTGAGATTGCTTCGATTGATGGACGGATAGTTGTTCCGAGTGGGTTGATGATTTCAGAGAGTTGACGTGTTGGTACAAGACCAGCGTTGTCTGAAGTGTCATCTGCTGCGCGAAGGTACTGACGAGCGTTCTCGTCGCCTAGTGCTGCGCGGATTGTGTTCTCTGCATACTTTGCAGCTGTTAGTTCAATGCGTGGCTTTGAATAAGCCATTGCTGTTACAGCAGGGCGAGCAGCTTCAACTGCGGCAGCCTCAACTGTAGGTGTTGCTTCGACTGCTGAAGTGGTTTCTTCCACGGTGGCTGTCTCGCTTTCTGTTGGTTGGTTGGTTTCTTCTGCATCGGATTCTTCCGCTGCAATATCGGTGACTTGAGCCGACTTAAATGCTGGCTCTGTTACCAAACTTACTTCGACTAGGCGAGCGGCTGACACATAAGTCACGCCGTCCTTAATCTTTGACTTGAGAACTTCTGCACCAATGCTCAAGCCTGACTGCAATCCTTCTTCTGCAAGGATTAGGGCTTCTGTGCCTCGGGCTGAACGACTTACAGAAAATACAGCGTCAATAGAATTCTCTGACTCGCTGAAACTGATTCCGCGTCCCAAAGGCTTCTTTGCGTCATGCTGATTTAAAAGCTTAATAGATTTAGGGTCTGGGATTTCAATCGATCCAGAGGCAAAGATAACTTTGCCCATGTTGGTTGAACCAGCTTCGACGTTAAGCGGCACAATCTTGCCTGAAATAGTGCGGCTTGCTGAGTCTGCTGTTAGATCAGCTGAGAAGGTGATTACTTGATTCATTGCATACCTTGGCTTCCGTTAGGTGTTAGGTCGGTCATTTCCATCGCTTGCTCTTGGGTGATGAGCTGAAGGTCAAGAAGTTCACGGATAATCTGTAGTTCTACAAGCGGATCTGTGCGCAAGTAGTTATGATCAATATCGAACTTAACTTCGTTGCCGCGGGCTGTAATATCGTCCATAGATAGACGGTCTTCGATCGCAGATACGAAAGGCTGCAAAGATAGGGTCAAGAACTGCTTACGCTCATCTTGGACGTTGGCATAGGTCATAGTGGTGTTCTGGTCTGCTGAAACGTAATAAGGCGGGACATTGCAAAGGCGAGCAATTTCAGTTGCTAGATTTTGAATAGCCTCGTTGTAAAGCATGTCCTTTGGCGAGAAGCCAATATTCTGCGCTTCTAAAGTTGAGGTGAGGTAAGCAGTTGATCCGTTATTACGAGCGCGCTTCCATGAAGCGAGTAATCCTTGAACTTCTGCCGGCGGTAAATCTGCGCCTGAGTTCTTGAGAATTGTTGTAGCCATTGGAGTAGCAGCTGCAATAACGGCAGCCTTTTGTACATCAAGTGCTGCGCGGATTGTTGAACTGCCTGTATTAAGAATTCCGTCATTAAGTGACTGGAAAGTTACGATAGAACCAAGTCCGTCCATCGGAACTGTTGTGCCATCGATGGCGTAGGATTTTACAAATACGTTTGACTTATCAAGAGTAGCTGTGACTCGGCTGTTAGCAATCCACTCAAATCGAGAAGGTCTGCCGTCCTCTTGATAGGTTTCAACAACCTGCCAGAACGCCTGACCATAAAATAGGAGCGAATCAACTGTGTAAGCGATTGTCACAGATCGTGGCTGTGAATATGAAGGTTGCTCTAACCAAGCTGGGCTTCCAAGTTCTTCGCCAGTTGATTTCTTGTAAAGGTTGAGTGGAATTGTGCCGATCGTGCCGGACAAAAGATTACGGCAGCGAGCTAGTGCGGGAACTCCGAGAGCTTCTGTTCGACCAACATAGGCAAATTGAAAAGGCATCGCATAAGGTGAGTATTCACCCAAAACTTGAGGTGCATACTGCGCTTCTAGATTGCTTGAAGATGTTGCACCTGTAAGGCGCGAAAAGAGACCCATAGGTCGCAATTATACACTACATCTAGTTTATTCAGAGTAGATTGCCGCTACCTGTTGTGGTTTGGTTAATTGATGGACAACCATTGCCGTCGAAATAGCACCCGATACATCGCCAGCACTCTTGCGCTTTACGATTCTCCAAGAACTGTCGTTGGTTTTCGCTGAACAGTTGTTCATCTGCTGCACCCAGTTTTCCTGCCCTGCATGGACTAAGCGATGATTGACTAAAGCATCAAGGAGATCACCACAAGCCTGATAGAAGGCAGCGCCGGAAATATCCATGCACATCTGGCCTGCGTTGGTCAATCGGTCTGCGATGGACTGAGCTGTGTATTTGTCGTAGCAGATTTGTCTTGGCCGGTATAGGTCAGCAAATGACTTAATATCAGCAGCAATCTTGAGATCATCTACAGAGACCTGACTTTCCCACGTTTGAAGGATTCCAACTCCAATTCGACCATCTGGCAATATTTGGCCAGCAACGAGGCTTGCATTGCGGCGTGATGGGCTAACATCGAAAGCAAAGACTGTATAACCGCCCGCTGGAATTGTAAGGGAAGTATCTGACGTGTCCTCAAGTACGCCGTGAGGCCAAGGAGATGCAAGAGAATCAATCCATTGACATAACAGCTCAGTTCTAGTGTTTTCAATCGGGCTAGTAGCCACAGCTTCTTCAAGTGCTTCCTCGCTTATCGTAAAGCCAAGTGCGGGGTTCGCTTGAGCCCAACCTTGGCGGTCTGTGATTTTGCAATATTGGGGAGCAGAGTACTCATAGAAGCCAAATGACTTCGGCGGGTTTTCTAGCGCCCTTTCTCTCATTCCATTGAGAACTACCGAGAAAGCGTCTCCTGCATTAGAGGTAAGAAGCGTCTGAGAATTTGGACGCGCTCTAGTTGTAGGGATTGCCGCTCTGTAACCTTCCTCATTGATTTCTCTGAGTTCGTCGATGAAGAGGAAGTCCGCAGTTCTTCCGCGAGAGCCATCTCGAGTTGCCGCAACAACATCAAGCCTTCTTCCGTCCAGCATCTCAATAGATTCAGTTCCGTTTGCATACCTAATTTGCTTAACGAATCCCTTGAGGTGGTCATTGCTCTCCAATACTTGTGCAACTTGTCGGAAGGTGTCTAATGCCATCGATCTATTAGATGACATTATCAAAATGTTCTTACTATCCCATTTAAGCAGGTGAGCCAAGATGAGCATACGAGCTAGATGAGTTTTGCCGTTTTGCCTAGCAATTAACAACAGGTTGGTCTTGCGAACCCACGAGCCGGATTTGTCCACAGTCAGCATATCTTTGAGGACATGCTCCTGCCAAGGCAATAAAGGCATCTGGATTATCTCGCAAAGGTCTTTTACATCTTGCAGCTTAGTTTCGCCCTTGAGAGGTATTGACTGAAGCCTTGGTTTAGTTGCCCCTCGTAAGGCTTTGGATCGTTTGGCTGGCATCGGGTTAGTTCTGGACTGGTCTGGCTGTAAATGGACTGTCCTCGTGCAATTTGGACTGTGTTGGGGAGGGGAAGTCTGGAAAAACAGGGGGGGTGGAAAGCATGTCTAGAAAAGCCGCTTGTGAGCGTGACCCTTTAAGTCCGTTGCACCGCTTACAGCAAGCCAACAGGTTCTCCATTTCGTGCCCGCCGCCCTTGGCTCTCGGGATTATGTGATCAATCTCTGTTGCTTCTTGTCCGCAGTATTGACATGTATATTCATCTCGCTTGAGTACTCGCTGTCTCTGCTTCTTCCATTGAGATGTACCTAATACACTCTTACCCATATAGACCCTCTTCTCCCATATAGCTATGACTATTGGGTGGTCACTATCTAAGTGAGTAACCCTATTGCTAGGCATAACATTCTCTTTCAACTTACGCCCACGCCTTTCATTCTTAGGCTTAAGACTAATGCGATGTCTATGGGCTAAGTTCACAATCCTGCTGTACTTATGCCCTGATTCTTGGGCTAACCAATGAGCCCCTTCATGGGCATGAGTTCTAATGAATTCTATTAGCATTGAGTGATCTTCAGTCATTGCCAACCCTTAACTCTTAGATGATGTAGTGCCTTACAGTAATCAGGTTCATCATACTCTGTTACCCCATACCTAGATGATACATAAGTCCAATACCAATAGAACTGTACATCATCTGGCTTATTGATTAAGTAAGTAGTTCTACCTTGATAGTAACCATGATGTGATCCATTACGAGCATTAGCTCTGAATGATGATTCTCTAAACACAATGTCGTTATGACATGCTTCTTGCTTCTCGGTTAGTTGTATATC